AGTTTGGGTACAAGTTTGCCCTGCTAAGTTCCAAGCATTAGGTGTTGAAAAACAAGCCAAAGCCTATGTTGAAGATTATGCCAATGCAACTGCTGGTGTAATGCTCAAACGCCCTTATGGTGTTGTTCGCTACACAGGTTGTTAATAAAGTAAGATGAATAGACGGGAGGAAACTCCTGTCTTTCAAAACAAAAAAAGGAATCATTAAAATGGCTACAAAATCAAACAAATCAAATACTTCATACGTCTTTTCTACCCTTGCAAATGACCAGTTATATCAAAACTGGGAGCAAGGTGGTGGCGATGTTCCAATTAAAGGGCATGGAGTATTTATTAAAGGTGGTACAGGCGTGGCAAATGATCGTCTGATTACTCCAATCGGTGTTGCAACTGAAGTATCAGACTTTGATCTTTCTGAGCTTGAAAAGAATGTTGTGTTCGGAAAGCATAGAGATGCTGGATTCATTGTGGTTCGTGCAAAATCGGCTGATGTGGAAAAAGTCGCTTCTGACATGAATTTAAAGGATGAATCAGCTCCTTTGACTGAATCAGACTATTCAGCAGAAGACGCTCCAAAAACTGCGATTGCATAATGACCATAACCCCAAAACCCACTTTCAATGATGTTGCCTTTAGGAATCAGTTTCCTGCTTTTGAAAACACGACTGATTTTCCTCCTGCACAACTTCAAGGTTGGTGGACTATGGGAACGGCTTATCTCAATATTGACAACAATGCTCCTTGGACTCCAGCTCAATTACAGCTTGCCTTAGACTTGATGTGTGCTCATTTAGGGCAATCATTTACTTTAATTAATGCTGGAGTACCTACTGTTTTAGTTCAAGGAACGGCTGAAGGATCAGTTAATGTTTCATTGACACCCCCTCCAGTAGCTTCTTCTTTTGGCTTTTGGCTGGCTACTACCTCTTATGGTCAACAGCTTAGAGTATTGCTTAAAGCGGTTTCTAATGTGGGTTTATATGTTGGTGGATGGGTAGAACGTCAAGGCTTTAGAAAAGCTGGTGGTGTATTTTGAAACAACTAAACCTCGAAAAGATTAAGGCTACTTTTAACAAAGTACCTGATGAATTCGAGGGAATGGTGGCTCAAATTGGCTTTCCTTCAGGCAAAAACTATCCTGATGGCACTCCAGTAGCTTATGTAGCTACGATTCAAGAGTTTGGTGCTCCTGCTGTCAATATTCCTCCTAGACCATTTATTCAGCCTACAGTAAGAGCTAAAAAGAAGTATTGGTCAGATATATTGGCGGCTCAAATTCCAAAAGTAGTTCTTGGAAAAATGACTGCTTTTGATGCTTTAGATTTAGTCGGAATGGCGGCTAAAGCCAATATTCAAGAAAAAATCAGCTCAATCTACGAACCACCCAATAGTCCTGCCACAATCAAACGGAAAGGCTCTGCAAAGCCTTTAATTGATACAGGGTATATGCTTGCCAGCGTTAGCAATTCAGTAGCCAAAGAAGGCTCTGATTTCGTGGCTAGAGATTAATTATGAATCTTCGTGGATTAGCCAATAAATACACTCGCTTGACTAATAACAATATTCAAGTGAATTGGGTTCAATCCACAGGATATGTGACGGATGACGCTGGAAAAAGAACTCCTACAACTATTACTTTGACAGTAGAAGCCCAAGTACAGGCTTTATCTACAAGCGACTTACAGCAAGTAGATGGTTTGAATATGACTGGAGTAATGAGAACAGTCTATTTATACGGCAATGCGGCTGGAGTAGTAAGAGTAGATCAAATTGGTGGCGATATATTGCGCTTCCCTGAAGTTCCTAATGGCACAGTTAGAAATTGGTTAATCACCAAAGTTGTAGAAACTTGGTCTGATTGGTGTCATGTAATAGTTACCTTACAACAGGATTGAATATGTCAGTCACTATTGATATTATTGACCAAGACGTATTTAAGGCTTTAGTCGTATTTTTCCGTTCTTTTCTTCCTGCGGAAATAGAAGTAGTGCAAGCTCAAGATAATAGAGTATCTATGCCTAAAGGTGGATTTGTAGCTATGAACAACATTGGGATGGATAGATTGTCATTTAATGTGGATTCTTACGGATACACCTTACAGGACAAATTTATTTTGACTCCTACCAAGTTCGATATGCAATTAGATTTTTATGGTCCGACCTCCCAAGAATGGGCTATGAAAACTGTAGCTTTATGGCGAGATGAATATGCGACAGAGATATTTCCTGCCAATATTCAGCCGTTATATGCAGATGACCCTACTCAGATTCCATTGATTGATGGTGAAGACCAATATGAACAAAGGTGGAGATTAGCAGGAAGTTTACAATACAACCCAATCCTTTCAACTTCTCAACAGTCGATGTTAGCCGTAGATATTGCACTAGCTCCAATCGACCAAACATTTAACCCCTAGGAGATTTTATGAGTACCATTCCTTTTTCAGAAGTAGTATCAGTAGTTCCATCGGTTTTATCGGCTGGTGGACAAGCGGTAGATTTAAACGGCTTAATGCTTACTCAAAACGCTTATGCTCCTAATGGTCAGATTTTGCAATTTTCTGATGCGGCAGGGGTTCAACAGTATTTTGGAGCAAGTTCAGATGAAGCCCAATTAGCTACCATTTATTTTAATGGCTATCAAAATGGTACTCAATTACCCGGCTCTTTGCTAATGGCTCGTTATCCTGAAACAGCGATTTCAGGCTTCTTGCGTAGCGGATCATTCGCCTCGATTACTTTGGGTGAGCTTCAATCCTATACTGGTATTTTGGTTCTGACTGTTGCTGGAGTCGTTAAAACCTCTGCAACGATCAATTTGACTGGTGCTACTAGCTTTAGTAATGCGGCTACTCTTATTCAAGCGGCATTTACAACACCGGGCTTTACAGTAACCTTTGATTCAACTCATAGTGCTTTTGTTTTCACTACGACTGCAACTGGTGTAGTTGAAACAATCACTTATGCCACAACAAGCACTTTTGCTACTGAAATGCTTTTAACTCAAGCTACTGGAGCTGTTCTGTCTCAAGGTGCTGATGCTGGTGTTCCAGCGACATTTATGGCTGGTATTTTGCTTCAGAATCAAAACTGGGCAACTTTCATGACTGTTTGGGAAGCTGTTATTGCAGATAAAAAAGATTTTGCTGATTGGTCAAATTCTGCCGCACCTCGCTGGTTGTATGTATGCCAAGATACTGACATTGAAGTATTGACAGCAAATAATACTTTGACCTTTGGTAACTATTTGCAAACCAACGATCTAGTAGGCACTTGTGCAATTTATGGTGATGCAACATTAGCCGCTTTTGTTTGCGGATTTGCGGCTTCTTTGAACTTCACTCGTACCAATGGTCGTGCAACTCTTTGCTTTAAGTCTCAATCAGGTCTAGTGGCTTCAGTAAGCAATTCTACTGATTACTCTGCTGTACTGAGTAACGGATATAACTGCTACGGAGCTTTCGGTTCTAATAACCCTGCTAACAATGCTAATTGGTTTACACCCGGCTCTGTATCAGGAAATTGGTTATGGGCTGATACTTATTTGAATCAAATTTGGCTCAATGCGAACTTGCAACTTGCGATGGTGAATTTACTTACCCAAGTAAGCGCAGTTCCATACAACGCACAAGGTAATGGTTTGATTTACTCTGCGGCTCTTGACCCAATTAATGCTGGTTTGAACTTTGGTGCGATTCGTAAAGGTATTCAAGTTTCTGCGGCTCAAGCGGCTGAAATTCAATATGCTTTAAATATTGATGCCGCTCCTACGATTGCGGCACAGGGTTTCTACTTACAGATTCTTCCTGCAACTGCTCAAACTCGTGCCGCACGTCAATCTCCTCCTATCACCCTGTACTATCAGGATGGTGAGGCTGTTCAACAAATCGTTATGGCTTCAATCGCTATTCAATAAGGATAAATTTCATGTCAACAATTACCTCAGCAAATTCAGTCCTAACTTTAGCGGTTAATGGACTTTTCCCTGTACCACAGTTAATTCAAGGCTATGCTGTAGATGATGCCTTTGAAGGTGAAGCAGTCCAACAAGCAGAAATCTTAATGGGTGTAGATGGTGTTTTGTCTGCTGGTAAGGTATTCGTACCTTACAAAATGACTATCCATTTACAAGCAGATAGCCCTTCAGTATTCTTATTTGACACTTTGCGTAATGCTCAAAATGCGGCTGTTGATGTTTACGCATTGAGTGGTTCTATTACATTGCCCGGCACTAGCATGGTATATACTTTAGAAAATGGCTTTTTAACAATGGCGACTCCGTTTCCTGCTGTTAAAAAGACTTTACAGCCTCTTGTTTATGAGATTACTTGGCAACAAATCATTGGTGGTCAAATCTAAAAATGGCAAGAAAAGAAACGACATTTATAGCGGAAGCTGGTAGAGATAAGGGAAAACAATTCCTTATTACTGAAATGTCGGCTTCTCAAGCCGAGGCATGGGCTATTAAGGTAATTCTCGCTGTCGGCAATGCTGGCATCGAGATTCCTGAAAATCTAGCTTCTCAAGGTATGTCAGGTCTGATGGAAGTCGGATACATAAATTTGTTAAAGATTCCGTATGAATCTGCCAAGCCTCTTTTAGATGAAATGATGACTTGTGTTCAGTTCAGCCCTTCACCTACTATTAAACGACCTTTAATTGAAGATGATATTGAAGAAGTCAAAACTCGCTTAACCCTAAGAAAAGCCATTTGGAGTTTACACATGGATTTTTTTTTAGGCGAAAGCGAATCGACTTCGGAATCAGAAGCGCAAGCAGTAGCACAGTTAAATTCATTGAGTATCAAGCCACTCCGCAAACGCTCTCCACAGTAATATCAGCTAGATTGGCTACCCTCCATGAACTTGATACTGTCTATGGTGTTGAAGATTTATGGAAGCTCCTTGAAATCCATGCTGTTGATCGGCATAACACCTATTTAGCGAGTAAAAAATAATGGCTACTGTGATTGACAGTCTCCTCATAGAATTAGGGCTTGATACCTCTAAGTTTGACCAAAATCAAAAGAAATCCGTAGAACAACTACGGAAGATGGATGAGCAAGCTCAAAAAACAGGCAAAGCCGTTCAAAAAAGTGCTAATGATATTGGTGATGGATTTAATTTTGCCAAAGATGCTTTAATCGCTTTTGGCTCTGTTTTGAGTTTTAATGCCATTAAAAACTTCTTGGCAGATACGACCAAAACCAATATTGCTATTGGGAATACCAGCAATTTATTGGCTATGTCCACTTCAGAATTAAAGACTTGGGGACAAATGGCTGAATTGGTTGGTGGAGATTTAAACTCTATAACTGATACTTTTAAGAATTTTCAAGCTAATCTTGCTCAAGTCAAAATGGGTGGTGGTCAAGATTTCCTTAAAAACATTGCCTATATCCAACAAGCAACTGGAAAAGATTTAGGGTTTGACCTTTCAAAAGGTACTTATGACATTTACAAACTGTCAGATGCCCTTGCAGATTTAAAGGGCAAAGTTACTTCAGGTCAATATCTTCAATTTACGCAAGCAATCGGCATTAATTCTGAATCCTTAGTTTTATTGGAAAAGGGTTCAGCTTATCTTCATACACATGAAGAAGAATTTTCTAAGCTAACTGCGGCAATGGACGCTAATGCCAAAAAAGCAGAACTATTGAACGATCAATGGGTAAAGGTAAAAAATACTCTAGAAAGCATTAAACAAACAGTTTACGGGAAAATTGTTGATTTTCTATTAAAGCCTTCCAGTCCTGAAGACAAAGAGGCTTGGGATAGATATGACGCTATTCGTAAAGAGCAAGAAGAAAAGAAAACAAAAACAGAAACTCCTTCAGGAAAAATTAGCGGAACAAACAAAGAAAATACCAAGAAATTGATGGATTATTTTCAATCTGTTGGCTGGACTAAAGAACAATCTGCTGGAATTGTAGGCAATCTTCAACAAGAAAGCTCATTAAATCCAACCGCTAAAAATGTTGATAAATTTGGCAAGTCTCATTTAGGAATAGCTCAATGGGATCCCGAAAGACAAACTGACTTCAAGACTTGGGCTGGATTTGATATTACTGATCCAAGAGCCAATGACTTAATGCTTCAAGCCGCTTTTGTTAATTTTGAGCTACAAAAAGGCAAAAAAATAGCCGTTGGCAATGCTCTTAAACAAATGAAGACTACTGAATCCTCATCGAATCTTGTAAGTCAAAAATATGAGATTGCTGGTGACACTTCAGATGCAAAAAGAGCTTCCTATGCGGCTTCTGCCTATAGAGAAACAGAGAATATGATTGGAGCTAAGAACACAGCTCCAGTAGCTTCAGGTGGCAATAAAAACGAAGTCAATACTAACATTCAAAGCATTGTGGTCAATACGCAAGCTACAGATGCCAATGGAATTAGTAGGGATATGGGTAAAGCATTACAGCAAAATACACTTATTAATGCTGGCATAGTGGGGAATTTCTAATGTCATTAATACCCTATCCAAACATACCGCCATTGCCGGGCGTTCCTGCGATTAATCGTAATTCTGCTGGATATGTAGGTGCGGCTTTAAATATCGTTGCTCAACTGCTTCCTGATAGCTTGTTTGGCACTAAATGGGCTATTCTTGATGCTACTACTGGATCAGCTATATTGATTCCTGATAACTTTGTTTCTTATGAACGAATTTCAGAAGCAAAAATT